GCGTAATAACAGGTTATCAATCCGTTACGACCCGATGGAGAATGCCGATGAGAAAACGGCTTCCCAGCTCACAAACGTAGGCTTATGGGCTGTTCAAGCGGCTAACGGCTATAATATCATTAGTGATGCTTTCGAAGGCTCCCTGATAACGGGTATCAATCTGATAAATCTATACAACGATGCCGACCAAAATACCTTCTTTGACCGGTTCTTCTACAACCAGTTCCTTTTAGACCCGAATTTCAGCTACCGTGACCTTTCGGACTGCAATTTCGGCATCCTGCGTAAATATATCACAAAAGAAGAGGCAAAATGGCTTCTACCAGGCAGAGGCAGATTCATAGATAATCTTATTGAAAAGAACAAGGACGGCGGCAATGACGGAAAGTTTCCGAATTTCCAGCGACCAACTCTGTATGGCGAGCATTTGCTGACTTTTGACGAGTTCCAGCAAAGAAGCACAAAAAGACAGAAATTTCTCATAAATCGGGTCACAGGCGAGGAAATACCCTGGAGAGGCACTCAGGAGCAGTTAAACATTATAATGAGACAGTTTAACGAGGTCATTGCGGTGGTCACCAGAATGGTCAAAACCGTTACCGTTACCAATTATTTACAAGGTGAGGAAACCAGTCATAATGTAGACCCGTTCAAAATAGGAGATTTCTCTTTCACCCCGGTAATGGCTTTCTGGCATCCCGAATACGAGCATATGGAAGACAAGCTCCAGAGCGTCGTCCACGGAATGGTTGACTCCCAGCGGGCGAATGATAAGCGAATGATGTCTATGATGGCTATGTTCGAGCAGCAAATCGGTGCCGGTCTTGATTTTGAAGAGGATAGTCTGACCGATGAAGAGGATGCCTTTGCATCAGGTAACAGACCCAGAATGTTCAAAAGAGGTGCTTTGGCTGGTAATCGGGCAAGGGACAGGCAGGTTCCCGATATACCCCAGGGAATGTTCCAATTACAGACGTTGTTCAGCGAGCAGATGACAAAATCGGTAAATATCAATGACGAGCTTTTCGGCGCCACCCAGAAGGGAACCTTGCGGATAGCAGGTGTTCTCGCCAAGATGCGTATGGGAGCCGGATTGGTCGGTTTGCAAGACCTCTTTGACAACCTGAGATTGTCGCAGAAGGTAATCGGTCAGAAACTTCTTAAACTCATCCAGCAGTACTCTCCCTCAAGAGTGCAGCGAATAATCAATCAGCAGCCCTCTCAACAGTTCTATACCAGGGACTTTGGTAAATATGACGCCGTGGCGGTCGAAGGTATGCTGACCGATACCCAAAGAAACCTATTCTATACCGAAATGATTACACTGAAACAGATGGGTATACAAACCGGCGACCCAGCACCTATTCCCTGGTCGCTAATCTTCAAATACGCTCCGGTTGCTATGAAAGACGAGCTTCTCCGGTTTATGCAGCAATTAGAGCAGCAGAAGGAGCAGGACAGGCAGCGGCAGATGAAACTCCAGGAAACCTTACAGCAATTAGCCATTCAACAAGCACAAGCACAGATGCTTGAAAACCGTGCTCAAGCCGAGGAAAGACGCACCCAAGCAGTTGAGAACCAAACCGGAGCTGCGTATGATAGAGTCAAAACAGCGACCGAGATTAGTGATTTACAAAACAAACCTTATTTGGAGCTGATGAGGATGGCCGTCGAACTGGAAAAAATAGGACAACAAAATGTTCAAGCCAAACAGGAGGCAAAGCCTTAATAAAGGAGAATATATTATGAGATTAGTTAAATTTATAGCAGTAACAGGAGAGAAAATTGCTATAAATCCAGATTTTGTTCAATGCCTGTTTTATGTAACTAAGGGTAATTCGAGCAATCCTGAGCTTATAGATAAAGAGTATACGACAATTACTATGGCAGACGGCTCACAACACGGTGTTAATATGTCTTTAGATACAGTTATGTCCCGTTTGGATTTCTATGATATTCATAAGATAAAGACCGAGGTTAAATCGTGAAAAAGATGACATACGGCGATTTTCGAGAATGGTCTACGGCAGTTCTGCACGAGTCGCTGACCAAGGTAATCTATGCCAAGCAAAATCGCATCAGGCCGTATTACATTATGGTAATCATTAAGAAGGGCTATTTTGGCCCGCCTTCCAACCCGACCAATGACTTGATTGCGACCGAGGCAGAAAAGACTCAGGCAGCCAAAACCGGCCAGAAACAGATGGACAAGAACTTCGAGGGTAAAACTATGTTATCTTGTCGCATTTTGATTCTCGAAACCCCGCCTCCAGTGGCCCAGATTGGCTCAGGTGTCTGGTTTATCGACAATCTTAAAGGTATTGTCAAATGCCTGTATCTGCTGCCGCCTGATACGCCGGTCGATTCTAATAGACCGCTTGATGATGAAGAAAGCATATTGGTGGCCAGGTCGGCTAAAAGACTTGATTCACCGATATTCTATAATAAGAATTAAAGGATATAGTAATGCCAAAAGCATTTGACGCTTGTGTAAATGCCGGTGGAAGAGTGAGAACTGTATCGGGGCCGAGCAAGCAGTTTGGTCTTGTTAAAGGACAATACCGACGTATTTGCTTCATTAAAGGCGAATCTCATCTCGGCCACGTAAAAACTAAAGATGTTAAAGATAAGAAATGAATATAGTCGCAGCACGGACACGGGCTATTAAGTCTGGATGCCGCAGACAGGCCGATGTCGGGCCTTTAGCTGCCAGAAATGAAAGGGCAATAAGATGCCGGAACAAAATCAAGCGGGCGTAAGTAATGCTGATGCCACCGGTCAGCAAACAGGACAAACAGACAAAACGGGCGATGGTAGTGCTGCTGGCGGTCAGCAGACTGCTGCTCAGGCCGCCGCTGGGACTCAGAATGCTGATACAGCTAAAACTACTGCTGATGAAGTTGCGGGGCTTAAAGCTGCTGCTGTCGCTGAACGCACCAAAAGACAAGAGGCTGAGGCTGCTGCAAAGACCTATCAAGACCAGTTAGCCGTTGCTATGGCCAATCGACCGGCCCAGCAAACCCAGGCTCCACAACAGACCAGCGCCTTCAAACAGATAGCTGGTAGTTTAGGCATTGATCCGGAATACGCCACCCCTGAACAGCAGGGTCAAATTATAGAGGCAATGGTCAATTCTAAGGTTCAGCAGCTTGCCAATCAGCAGGTAAGCTCTCAATTTGCCACTCAGCATTCTGATTATGCAAATGTAGTTGGTAGAGTAAATCCGATTACTCGTATATTCGAGATTGCTCCTCCGCTACAACGAGTTTTTCAAAAGAATCCAAGTTTGCAATTAGCTATGCAATCATTGGCTGATAATCCTCACGCTGGAATGATAGCTTATCAGCTTGCCACCAGTGACCCGGACTATATTGCTGAAAAGGTCAAGGCGGATATGACGCCCGAACAGAAGAAGGCTGCCGAAGCCCAAGCAGCGATTAACGCTGCCAATACTCAGCAGTCCGTCAGCTCCGCGACCGGCGCTGGAGGTAATCTTGACAAGGCACAAATTATTGCCAATGAATCTGATGCCGAATTTCAGATACGCAAACAAACCATTATGGATAAGGCTTATTAGTTTTACGATTGCTAAGGCTTTGCAGCTTGGTAGAAAGGTAACTTTACGAGGATATATTTGAAGAATAACACGAACAAGAAAATTGACCTAAAGTCAATTAGAAAGAAATGTCTTATCTGCGGCAAGTTATTAAAATTATACGCCGTACGAGATATTGAGCGTACAAAGTATTGCTCCAAGAAATGTAAGAATGAAGGCCATTCAAAGACGATGAGAGGTCGGACACACACTCCGGAGACGCGACGCATATTAAGCAGAAATGCTAAAATTCAGGGTCTTGGGAAAGTCTACGGCTTCAAACATCCAAACTGGAAAGGTGGTCTTAGTTCTTCAAATGGAAAAATACGCACCAGCGGAGAATATGTTGAGTGGCGTAACAAAGTTTATCAACGGGATTCTTGGTCCTGTCAACAATGTGGACAGGTTGGTGGGGGCTTAAATGCTCATCATATTATGAGTTTCTCAGCATATCCTTCTTTGCGATTTGACATTAGTAATGGAATAACTTTGTGTGAATCGTGTCATTCTCAGGTACATAATCGTAATTTAACCAGAAAGGTAAAGATAGTATGGGTGACGCACTAACAACTACTACGGAAGTTGATCCGGCGGTAGGTCTTTTTTATGAAAGAACCTTGCTGCAACCGGCAACTCCGGATTATATATACGCCCAGTTCGGTCGTAAATATTCAATCGCTCGAAAGTCCGGCAACACCATCAAGATGCGTAGATATGCCCGCTATTCGGCGGCAACTACGCCTATAACCGAGGGTGTTACCCCTAACGGGCATAAACAGTCAAAAGTAGATCTTTTGGCTCAAGTTTCACAATACGGCGATTACGGCATCATAACTGATGTGGTTGATTTGCTTGTAGAGGATGCCAATATCACTATCGAAGTGGATAGGCAAAACGACCAGATGCAAAATACCATCGACCAGCTTGTTCGCAATATGCTGGTCAATGCCGCATCGAGCACGGCTTGTGCCAACGGTTCGCCTACTGACACTCTATTGAACAAGGCGGACATCAATTCGGTTCGACAAACGCTGCGTAATGCCAACGCAAGGTATATCACCAAGATGATTGCCGCCGGTACAGGCCAGGGCACGTCGCCGATTCGTCCTTCCTACATTGGTTTAGCCGACACTGATTTGGAAGACGACCTGGAAGCCGTCTCAGGATTTAAGCACTCGGTCAATTATGCGGCCCAACGCGGTGTATTTCCTGAAGAGTGGGGACAAACGGCCAATGTTCGCTGGCTTACATCAACTCAAGGCTATGTGTCCAGTGGTACTTATTCTTGTCCTATATTAGGCCAGGAAGCATTTGGCATCATTGATATAAACGGCGGCAATGCCAAGGCTATCATAAAAGGCTTCGGTCACGGCGAAGACCCGTTGAATCAGAGAGCATCCGTAGGCTGGAAGATGTGGCAGGTTGCTCGTCTTCTAAACGATGCTTACATCCACGTTTTGACTTGCACCGATGCCTAATCTGTTTATATGAACAATTAAGATAAGAAAGGTAAAAAGATGAGTAAATTAGTATTAAGGCATATCGAGCTTGACGCGGCTGCCGTTAATCTTGACCTGGGCTTCATACCAGACCTGGTTCGTATGCACATTGACGATGGTACGAATGTTGATATCACTACCTGGTTTAAGCGAATGGTTGACGATGAGACGATGTATGGTGTCTTGTTGACCGGCTCGTCGGGTATAACTACCAG